TGCACGTAGACAAAAACGTAAGTTGCAGTATTTCGCAAATATCTTAGTTATTAAAGATGGTGCAAATCCTCAAAATGAAGGTAAAGTATTCCTTTATCGTTTCGGTAAGAAAATATTTGACAAATGTATGGAAGCAATGCAGCCTGCATTTGAAGACGAAACTCCAGTAAATCCATTTGATTTCTGGGAAGGTGCTGACTTCAAACTCAAAATTCGTAAGGTAGATGGTTACTGGAATTACGATAAGTCTGAGTTTGATTCTCCATCACCATTGTTTGATGATGATGAGAAACTTGAAGAAGTGTGGAAGAAGCAATACTCTCTCGCAGAGTTTACTTCTGCTTCCAACTTCAAGTCGTATGATGAGTTGAAGACTCGTCTGGATACTGTACTTGCTGGTACAACAAAAACAGGGAATGTTGTGAACCTGATGGAAGATGAACCAGTGGAGACAGTTACAGTTGACTCCAAAGAGGAGTCTGCTCCTACCGTTGAGGTGACATCTGATGAAGAAGATGATACCTTGTCATATTTTGAAAAACTTGCTGATAAAGGGTAATTGTATTATGAAAAAACTTTTGTTATCTACTGCACTTGCAGTTATATTAACCTCTCCAGCGATTGCTGAAGAGAAGTCGATCACAATGGTGTGTTCTGACGATGTGGAAAAGGGAACGGTTGTTCTTTCAGACCCACCTAAGATGAGTTGTGAGGATTTTGACCTTGCAAGTCGTTATGTTGGTTCTGGATTTTCTATCGGCCCCGACACTACGATAGAAGATGTCAAGGCATTTCTTGCAAAGTGGGTTGTTGAACAAGAACAAAAAAAGAAACAGAAATTTAAAGAAGTTTCTGTTCCCCCTAAACCTGAGACAACACCTGTTGTTGGTCAAAGGCAACTTGCAGAAAACACTAAGGTTGATCCATATAGAGCTATGGGTGTAGTAACTAAGAAAGAAGAACCAAGTCTTTTCCAGAGAGGAAATGCTCAGTTCTTTACGGACTAATAGATATCCCCTCTGAGAAATCAGAGGGGTTTCTTATTATCCACCAACCATTACTGGATGTCTGTTTGATGTTGTATTTACAAAAGTTGAGTCCCCACCGACTTTTGTATTTGCTGTAACTGGCGCACTAACAATCTGACCACCTTGATTTTTTTGTTTTGTATCTTCCATCAGTTTTAGGTATCTCTTTTGCAGCGCAATCAACTCAGCTTTCTCATCTTCTACACTCCAATTACTAAACCCTGCCCCCTCCTTGATAATTTTCTTTAATTCCATCATTCTGCCAGTCAGTTTATTGGGGTCACTAACCATCATTGCCTTGTCTGTTTCTTCTTCTTTTTTATCATCACCCCCAATACCAAGAAATTTTGCTGCCGTTTCATAGCCAGGTATCTTCTTCAATATTGCTGTCATATCAAAATCAAACAAATTCTTAAACCATTTCATAATTCTGCCAAATGCCTCACTAACCATGGCTGAAAGTGAAAAATCAACACCCTCCGTTTTTGCATCCTTAGTCTTCCCCCATGAGAATATTTTTTTAACAAATTTGATTGCATCTTGAATCAGGTTAAAAGGAAGTCTTACCAAATCCATGACTATCTTTTTAAAATCAAGTTTGTCCAAAGCTTCTGACACTTTATTTTCCCCGAAGATAAATTCGAGTAACCAACTTACACCCTTTTTCAAGAGGTCTAACGGCATACCAATTAAATTTCCCACAACCTTTGCAAGGCCTTCTTTTATACCAGCAAATACACTTCCTTCATCTTCATAACCCTTCATAAATCCTGTGACAAAATCAAAGATACCCATGAGTAAGGTTATAGGGAAAAAAACTTTACCTAAAATTTTACCTATCGTTCCACCAATTTTGGCAATAGTTGCAAACGTCTTTGATCCTGATATGAAAGTTTTAATACTACCGAAGAAATTACTGATCGTACCAAAAGTTGCACCGACTATACTTGCCGTTTTTTTAAATTCTTTGATTTTAACCGTACCTGTTGCAAATTGAAAAGGTGCTGCCATTTTACCAACATTTTTAAATCCTAATGCGAAGTCTTTTACCCACTGAAAATTTTTAATTTTTTTTATATAATCTATAGGTGCTTTTATAATATTACTTAAAGTCGTAAACCCTTTTTTAAGTCCGTCCATTGTAGCACCTATAGGTTTAACTCCAGTTTTAAACCAACCCACTATTGGTTTAAGTGGTTTGACTAGGGTAGTAAGGCCTTTTTGTATTTGTCCTATTAAAAAAGAAATTCCAGTTTTTCTTCCTAAAAATTTAATAAAAACTCCAAATGAACTTTTGGGCCCAAACGCTCTATTCAATGCTTTGAAACCACTAGCAAAGAGTCCGCCTTTCAAAAAACTCTTTGTCAATAACTTTAATGCAAGCCATTCTAGTCTTAATTGAGTGAAAAATGAGACTAAAGTAATAATAGGTGCGGCAAGAAGACCAGCAACTGAACCCATGGCTTCTTGTGTCATTATCTTTAACATTGATGCAATGCCATTCATAATAGATTTTAATGATTTTGCCATTGATTCAAATAAAGTTGTTTGTTTTTTCTTCTCTGCAGCATCTTCTCTGGCCTTTTCAGTTCCACCTACACCACCAGACGTATCTCCAGCACCACTACCAATCATGGTGGCAAGACTCTTAGGTAAATTGTCTACCTTCTTGCCTAGTTTAAATAGCTCGCCCTGTTCTGGATCAAACCCTATTTCTAGATGTTTGTTGGTTTCTCTCAGTTCTTCAACAGTATCTTGAAGACTTTTTTCTGATGCTGCATCACCTATTGCCATTATTTTTTACCTTTACTTTCGGATGAACCACCAGAACCACAGTACAACCCAAACCATGCAGCCCCAGCACCTACAACTACAGATACAAATGCACTTTGAGCGTTAGTAGGGTCAGGTAGGGTCATGAACCAATCTGTTACTTTATAGAACATGACACCATATAGTGTGATTAACATACGTGGCCAAATTCTCCACTTGTCTATCGCTTGTGCATGTGCAGAGTTATACCAACTCGCTGGTTCTACTTCTGTTGTACTTCTATCAACCTCAATTATGTTTACGGTTTCAGTCTGTTTCCCTCTTGCCATTTTGAAGCTCCTCAATTCGATTTGAGTTGTTAGTTATTCTATCTTTGTTATTTATAGGAGTATGATCAAAAATTATCTTTTCTATTTTAAGAAATTCAATACGTTCATTAGGAACATATCTCCATACATAATCCCCATCGAAATCCCCATGAGACTTGGTTACACCAAATACTGTCTGCGTCATTCCTATTTTAACTATTAACGCACGTTCTCCATCTATAAGAACATGATCGCCCTCTTGAAACTGTTTGTTCAAAGAAAAAGCAATACCCTTACTCATTTTAGTTGCAAAGTCCTTTATCATAAATCCTAAGATGACGATCATCACCATACCAATGTAAGGTAACAGAAATTCAGTTATTTCCAATGCAGCTGCATTTGGTGTAGGTATATCCATTAACCTATCCTTGCCTTCTCTTTTTCCATTCTTTCATTTTCTTCTTTAATATGTTGTACTAATAATCCCAAATAAATTTCCCTTTCCCACGGCATCATATCATCTAACTCTTTTAAACTATAATTGTGATGTTGCATCATTGCAAAATTTGTTTGGTAATAGTTCTCCAGAGAATCATGAGAAAGGGCTAGTCGAAAAAACTTTGCAGACCCTCAATCGGAACCTCACTTATTTTTTTAGTCTTAGGATTTTTCACCTTAACTATATGTTGTAATTTCGGCATAGTGTCAAAAAAATTAGTCACTTTTTCTAAATCGTTTTGACTCATACTTCCTAAGAAATCATCTAAATCTTTATCTGACATGTCAACTTTGTTATGAATTGTATCTCCATCATGAATTTCATGCACACACTTTTTTAATGTTTCAAACATGGCAGATATTTCACTTTCCTCTGAACCAAATCCTTGTGCGTCTAATAAAGTTGGATATCTCATGTGCATAGAAATTTTATCTGTAAGTTGTATCACGTTGGTGTGATCCTCTTTCATTTGTATCCCAACTTCTGCCAAATCAATATTTACGTTAGCTCTAGTTTTTTCATCATCTGGACATATTATGCTAATAGTAATTTTTTCTCCAACAGATTTACTTCTAAGGTTGAGAAAAATATACTCTAGATCAAACATAGGATTTTCATAAGGATCAATCAATCCAAAAGTACATTCAGATATTATATTTGCAAATGCACTTTCGATCTCCTTTTCATTTTTTCCCTCTTGGGCCATCATCAGAATCTTTTGTTCTTTGACTAACCAAGGTCGGTATTTAAGTTTTTCTCCAGTAGAAGGTAAATCCAATTCATAAGTTGCGGTATTAAGTTTAGGTAAAGCCATAATTTTTCATCCTTTATTCATGGTTTAGTAATTTAGAATAGTCTGGAAACTGCGGGCAATGCTCGACTTATATTTCTTTCTGCGACATTATTTAATGTCTGTCCTATTCTATCTGTTAGACTTGGGGGTTTTTGATTTATATCAAGACTTTCCCAATATCTAAAATTCATATCCACACTCCAAATAAGTAAGGAATTAGTGGTTCCGTATCCAAGAGCGGTATCTCCTAAAGTCTTAGGAAATGCTTCCCACAACCTCAAACCATATCGTCTTTGCATCTGTTGGTCTAATAGGTATATGTCTACTGCACCAACATAATGGTTATAATATCCTACTTGCCAAGTTTGGGGGTTAAATGCACGATGCTGCCACTTTTCAAATGCAACTCGTTCTGTTGCATCTGAGGAACTCTGAAAAGTCAGAGTAACAGAATCCGCATACATAACATTGCTCACAACTTGTCTACGAGGGCCATGTATATTTACATCATCTATGGTGTCGAGAGTTCGGCCAGGTAAAGTAACCGAGTCACATCTCATACTGGTTTTTGCCATGTCACCCCCTTCTCCCCCGGCCGCAACTTCTGCAATATCCCCTACATTCATATTTTGTTGTAGAGGGTTATTTGATTTCAGTTGTGGGGGGTGAATGATAACTTCATATTTGTTCGGGGATGCATATCCTTCGTTAGAACGAAATCCAGCAATAATATCGTTTAGGACACCAAATGCGGCCCCCTCTAAAAATTTTGCTCCTGTCGGCATTAGATCATTCTCCTAGAATCTTTCCATACTGTTGTTGCACCAGCTCCTTGAAATCTTTGCACTGGTAGTAAGGTTGCAATAGTAAATTCATCTGCATCAATTCTACGAAACTGCGATTTGGTCTGTCCTGACAAATATCTATGTAGAGTGGGTTTTATTAAATTTAATTTTTTCAGTTGACTATAATCTGCAACAATTCTAGTTGTCTCATCAAACTGAGTGTTATTACTAAAATCCACTAATTGATCTAATAATCTAATTCTCAAAGGTACAGGCAGATAATGAAAGTTAATACCTAAAAATCCATCAGGGTAGTTCTCTATGGGAAGGACTAAAGGGAAGGTATCATAATAAGGTAAAGTCTTCTTGTGTTTTGGATCATAGAAGAACATATTCAGTTTACCATAGAAAGGTCTGTTGGCTCTTTTACCATCCCGAATCAAATCCATAGCGCCAGGGGAACCAAACTCGCTTATCTTTTCTCTATACCATTGAGTAGAACGAGGGCGCCCACGAGCTTCATCTTTAACTTTCTGTATAAATTTACTAACTGCCATGTTACTATTTATACTTAATACCTAGATGATCCTCATTCAATACCTTGAAATCCATACTATTGACATCACAAAATTCTGTTGCATATTTCCATTTTGCCTCATTTACCGCCCATGTTTTAACTGCATTATAGAATCTTTTGGTTTTTCTAGTTGGTATTTTAGGTGGCCCACATTGAACTTTTGGTTTGATCTCTACAATGGACTTCTCTATTTTACCATCATGTCTTTTAACTTTTATATAAAAATCTGGGAAGTAGCGGTGTATTTTACCATCTACAGGTGATAAATAGGGTATAATGATTTCCTCGCTCCCCCACTCTAATATCGCATCATTGGTATCACAATATACCATAAACTTTCGTTCCCAGAGAGAACGATATACTATGCGATTGGGATCACCTTTATACTTTTTGGGGTTAATTGGTGTATAATTACCTTTGTATGCCACGACTTAAATACCTAAATAGTTTCATTGTAAGGATATTTAGACATGACTGTAGGTAACGCAATTATTAATCAGGCCTTAGGTGCCACAAATCGTACAATGACAGGTGGACTGAAGAAGGTTATGGGTA